AATTCAGTGGTTGTAGTTTTTTGATTTCCTTAAGTACCAGTTCAGGGTTGTTTATTTTATATAACATAACCTTTATTTTAATTCAATATACAAAAGAAATTTTAGTTTTCCAACTAATATTCTATCTGATTTTCATTATTTTTGAGAGAATTTATCTTTTCCTGTAAAGGGGCAATGGCTAGTTCGGTTCGTTTTCCAATAGCACCTGATTTTCTGATGCGATCTATTTCGTTTTCTAAAATAGTTATTTCGTCTGTGTAGTCTGGTTTAGGTTCGTTTAGTGGTTTTTCGATAGTTGAGTGGGGTTCTGGTTTGGGTTCACCATACATACTCATAACTGGTTTTAAATTTTTAAATGCTTGGTTGGTTGCAATTACAAGTACAATAGCTAATGGATCAAACACAAATATAATCAACATGATGAAAAAGTTAGCTACCTTTTTAACTGGTGATCCGGTAATTTCACTTACATATTTTACAGCTCCAAGTTCATTGCCTAACTCAGCCTCTGACTGCATATCCAAAATTTGGATATCTAAAGCAGTAATACTATCGTTTAAAGATTCTATTTTAGCTGATATATTATTTTTGTTTTCTGTAGCTGTATTGAGTTGGGATTCAAATGCTTTTCTGTTTCCATTATTTGCTCTAGTTATAAGTTGTCCTGTTTCTCTGTCTACTGTTTGGGTAGTAGTGTTTGTTGAGAGGGCATTTCGCAAACTAGATATGTCTTTATCTAAACTTTGTTTTTCAACTGTAAGTTCTTGTTTGATGTCTTCAAATCGTTTCTTTTTAACTTCAATATTGGCTATTCTTTTATCTCCAATTTCCATTTTAGAGATATTTTCTTGAAAGCCAGTGGTTAACAAACCATATATCCCCAAAGATGTTATAAAAGATAATACAACAAGAGCAACAGTTAAATATATTTTTAACCCAGTATATGTTTTTTTCCATTGATCGTGTAGGTAAGTTGCAATGGCTATTTTAGATATCTCCAAAAATGAACCCATTACTATAACAGGTACAGCTACACTAGCAAATAAAATGGAAAGACCCATTACACTGTAGTAAGCTGCGGTAATGGAGAGCCCAAGGGCACAAAATAGGATAAACCAAGGTAAAAATTTTTCTTTCATAGTATTAAAAATGTAAAAAGGCCTCTTAAAGAGGCCAAAAATATTTAAAAATACTTTTTACTTTCCTTGTCCTCTATAGGATTTTTTATAGTTTTTAGAATTTTTAGAAACAGATGTTTTTGTTTTAGCATGAACCCCGGGACGAGATACTTTTGTTTCTACTCTTGATTTAAATGTTTGTTCTTTAATTTTTGCCATGACTACATTCTTGTTATGTTTTTAGGGTTTACTATATATGTTTTTACCCCTTCAACTTTTTTAACATCATTTATTATATCCATAATATTATCTCTGGAGAAACCGCCTTGTTTCATAAATGGGTACCCATCAATTTTTAAATTTAATCTTACTCTTAGATTATCATTGTTTTGTGAGTACTCTTCATCCAATTCCACAGTTGACACAATCGTTACTCCGGTTAATGATCTAATATCTGATAGGATTTCTTGTTGGGGGCGAGTGGTTGTATTGGTAATGAGGATACCAGTTACTTTAAATTTATCTGCATACTCTTCTGTGAGTACTTTAGATAATTCTTCTCTAATAATATGTCTAAGTCCTTCTAGTTTCATTATCTATATGGTATGTATGAAGTTTTACCATTTTTTTTCACGGCACGTAAAATTTGTTTACGTTGTCTTCCGCTTGATTCATACGAAACATGTACCCAATTAGGATTTGAATCTGTGCCAAATTCCCATATTAATTGATCAAAATCAAGAGTATCTTTGATATAATTGAATATTTGAGCATTTGTAATATTAGTTCCATCCATATCAATATCTGCAGCCTCACCCGAACTATGTTGGGATGTTGAGGATGCTCCTGGGGTTGCTGCATTCAATGCTGCACTCCTATATCCGGAGCTAAGTATGATTGGGCGAGCAAAATGTTCTCTAATAGGTTCCAAAACTTTAGAGCACAAAAGTTTCATATTTTCAATATGTGCTTCTGTAGGGGTATTGCTTATACCTCTTCTTTTGGCTGTTGAACTTCTTGTAAATTCAGATAGTTCAAAATGTTTACTTAATTGCATAATGTTTATGATTTAAAATATAAATTTGCTTCTGCTTCTCTGCGTCTAACTAAACCTTTTAATGTTTTACCTCCAGCTTTAACCCACTTCATAAATTCATCTCTAATAGTCCCATCATTTGGATTTGCATTTACTTTTTTAAGTAAAGTGGATGATTTTAAGTTTGCGGGTCCTAAGTTGTAGGCAAATGATACTAGTGCATCAAATTGGTGTTGATTAATGTCATCACGGCAATATGAGTCTATATATTTTTCAAATGACTCTAACATATGGCGAAGCAAATCTGTTGCTTCTTGCTCAGTAATTGCTCTATCGGTCATAGTTACTTTTTTACCATTTGGGTAAAATGTTGCACCATATCCGATGGTGGGAACTCCTGCTGGGCATTTATAGGGTTTGCTTTTAAAGCCTTCGAATGATTTAATTAGCGCTACGCCTTCTACCCCTACGGTTGTTATTTTGGGCATTTTCTTCTTCTTTAAAAAAGTTTGTTAAAAATTTTCCGATTATTCCAAGAGCAAATAATGTTAAGCCAACCCATTTATATCCTGCTAATTCCGCAGGAATACCCATTAGAGCTACTGCTAATAGGGCATCACCTAGTTGCCTCCATTTTTTTGGAGTTGGAGCATAATAATTCTGTTTCATTTTTGTTATGTGTTTTATCATACTCATAACTTTAAAGTTTTAATGTTTATTATACATATTGCTACCCTTCACAACTAATACAACTGTCATCTCTTTGGATTGCATCCCCTCTTAAAATGCTCTCGCTACGCATATAATACAAAGTTTTGATACCTTCTTTCCATGCTAGTTTATGCACATCACTGATGTATTTTGGAGAATCTGATGGGTCAAATGTTAGGTTCAATGAGATAGCTTGATCAACAAATTTTTGTCTGATTCCATTTTGGCGAACAATCTCGAATGGGTTAATTTCTTTAAATGTTAAGAATATTTCTTTTTCTTCATCCGTTAAAATATAATCAGGCAATCCCATAACAGATCCTTTATCTTTAGATATTTGCTCCCAAACACTATCAATGTTGTATCCTTTTGACTCTAGCAAACGCTCTAATGTTGGATTCTTTTTGATAAATGTTCCTTTTGCTGTTTTCAAGTTATATACATTTGCTGGGATAGGTTCAATGGAAGGAGATACACCTCCAGAAATATGAGCGTTTGAAACAGTAGGAGCAATTGCTAAATGGTGGGTATGACGCAAGCCTGTTCCTTTACACCATTCTGGTTCACCATATAATTCTGCTTGGGCGCGTGATGCTTTGAGGGCTTCTTTTTCGATAAAATCAAACATTAAACGTGTGTACGAGTTTGCTTGCAAACCCGCAAATGGAATATTTCTTTCTTGCAAAAATGTATGCCAACCTAAAACACCAATACCAATTGCTCTACCTTTAGATGCTGAGCGGTATGTGTTTTCCATGAAACGAATGTTTTTGGATCTATCAATGAATTCTTGTAATGCACCTTCTAAAAACCAACATGTTAACTCTGGTAGTGTCATTCCATTTTCAAATGTGTATTCTTTCCATTCATCCCAACGTGCTAAATTGAGGGAGGATAGACAGCAGATAAAAGAGTGAAGTTCATCTGTGTAAAGTGAAATTTCTGAGCAGTTATGTACTACTGCGTTATTTGCATAGAAATTTTGGTTGTCCTGTACTGTTACATCATATACAGGTTTTTTGGTTGAAAGTTTTGTTATTTTTAATCCCATGTTTTAGTTTTCTTTATATTTCCATTTATAACCGTAAATTGTAGGTCTTTTACCTTTTGCACATTCTCCAATAGCGGCTCCTGTTTTTTTACCTAAATATTGAGCTGCTATAGTTTGTGATTCCCATTCTTTAATAAAATTGCCACTTAAATCAAATTGTAACACCGCTTTATTGTTTTTTCCTATATTGTTTAATCTAGCTTTTTCCTTTGATTCAAAAGTATGTATTTTACCTTTCATAGGAGAAACTCTACCTTTATGTCCTTTAGGTTTACCTAAGTGAGCCTTTCTTAAATTTTCACTATGCCATTCAGGTTTTTTTCTTCCATACGGATAACCTACTCCTTTTCTATTTCTATTGTAAAATAATTTAGAGGTAAAAGCACTATAGTAATCTATATAATATTCTTCTAACTCTTTCATTATTTTGGGGCAATCAACTATAGCTAAAATTTCTCGTGTGAAATTTTGTTTTCCATATTTTTTAAATGCTTGTATAAGGGAAGTTCCACTACCCAAATACCCATCATTTAAATCTTTACAAACGTGAGAACCTATATATTTTTTATAGTTTATTAAATTTGTTGTTATAT